TAGACATTATTATGACATATTCGAACATTCTGACTTAAATTTAACTTCTACAGGTTTTAAAATAGCTACCGTAAAATCGTTACCTGAGAAAAATGACACTATGACACCAACTTTGCGTACATCTTGCCCGCAAAAATTTCAAAGAACTCAGAAATCATTCTTAAAAGCTTTTAATGAACGAAATGGGGCTATAGATGTAGCTGAAACGGCTGTGTACGATAGGATGGTGTTGGATGTTTCCTTTGATACGTTTTGCAAGACATATTTTAAACCTGGATATGAAAATTTACTTAAATTATTTAAAGAATCCCCTATTACTGTAAATGTAGATTCCATAACAAAATGGTTAGCTACCCAACCGCCTAGTGTTTATGAAGATTTAAAATCTGTAGAGTTGAAACATTTAGTATTTAACATCACTAATAAATATTCTTATATGTTAAAAAATATGTCTAAACCTAAATTAGATCCTCATCCTGAAAATGATTTTTCTAGTCCGCAAGCAATAGCCTTTTTATCAAAATTAGTGAATTGTATATATTGTCCCGTTGTGCAGGAAATAAAGAAACGTATCCAAATCTTATTAAAACCTGATAAATTACTTTTTACAGATATGTCAGTATCATCTTTTCAAGAAATTTTAACTGAACTCATTCCTAAAAAATTATTGAAGAAAATAAAAACAAAATTTGAAATTGATTTTTCGAAATACGATAGATCCCAAAGAGGTAGGACATTAGAATTTGAGTGCCAAGTCTTGAGAGCTTTTGGCATGCCTGAAAATTTGATTACATTGTGGGTTTTAGTACATAAAGTGTCTGTTTTGATTGCAACAGATGTAAGGTTTAAGGCTATCGTCGAATATCAAAGGAAAAGTGGTGACGCTATGACTTTCCTTGGAAACACTCTTTGGTTGATGTATGTATTATTGCACGTTTTAGGATACGAAACATTATGTAATTCCATTTGTCTTTTTGGTGGGGACGATTCTCTCATACTATGTTTGAAAAATTTTTTGTTAACTGCAATAGACTTGTTTAAAATTTCCTCTTCTTCATTTAACATGGAATTGAAAGTCATAGATTGTAACTCCTTTTATTTTTGTTCTAGGTTTTTAGTTTATAGTGATTATCATAATGCTTGGTACGTTATTCCAGACCCACTTAAAGCCTTAATAAAATTGGGAAGATACGATTTGGTTAACAGTGATCATGCTAACGAATATCGTATTTCTCTTAGGGATAACTGGGTAAATTATGGTAATGTTATATTACATGAAATCATAGATTATAATTTTAATGATAGGTATCAAACCAAAGTAAGCATTTCACTGTTATTAGCAGCTTTATATAATATAGTTAACGACCCATTAGAATTTAGAAATCTTTACTATTGGTACCCTGGTGATAGTGAATCAGTGTATACTAAATTACCTAGTTTAGATATTTAAATGTTATGTATTTTTTGTATTATAAAATTATAATATTATATTACTATATCAGACAATTTGTTTTTTATTATTTCTACTTTGATTTTGTAGGTGTTGGTAGTTTTATTTTAAAACACGAAAGAGTTTTTAATTTTCTTACTATTTCTTTCAATTACTTTATTAATTATCTTATTTTGATTATCTATTATATTTTTATTATTATAGACTTGTTTTTGTTACCATTTAATTATTCTATTTTAGATAAGATTTCAGTTTTTAAATCCAAATTTTATTTTTACAAATTGAAATTTGTATATACTGTTTACAGGGTATTTTTTACTTATTTTCCTTACTTAGTTTTAGTTATCTTTTGTTTTATTTGCTCATATTTTGTCTCTTATTAAGGTG